GTACTGCTTTTTTTTCATATCTATTTATTAATAATAAAAAACGGGCAAATCTAGTATAGAATTGCTCGTTCCGCAGCCAATTATATTATACTTATATTCTATTGAATTTATTTACACTTGTCAAGTTATGCGTTAGGTGTATGTTCGTACCAATCTAATTCTATTTCATGTTTGTTTTCCTCTTGGTATTTTAGCATATAAATCTTTTGTACTTGTCATGTTTTTATTTTAATTAATTGTTATTGTATTGGTACTAAATCACATCTACAATTTGCATGTAATGGATTCCCTGGAACAGAATCATAATCTAATTTTAATGGTGTCTTTGAATTTCCTAAAAATTCATCTCCTTTTTTAAAAAAATCACTTCTTAAACTAATTGTTTTACCTTCCATTGGTCCACAATAATCACATACTCTCTCATCTCCTGCTGTAACCCATCTTTTCTTTTCAACTATTCCTGATTGTTCCCAAGCTTCTATCCTTCCTTCATTAACTGACCTTGATACTTCTGTCCTTGCCATTACTTTAGACCTTACATTTCTTCCTTCTTCAAATATTCCTTTTATTCTACTTTCAATCTTTGGCAATCCTTCTCCTTTATTCAAACCAGTTTCTATATGTTTTTTAAGTTTATCAAGTGTTGTCTGATTCATACTTGTAGCCATCTTTTTAGAATATGTTTTTGACCATTTAATCAAAGAAGGCGTTACTCTGAAATCATCAAGAGGTAAATTTATTTCTTCATTACCTTTCTGACCCCAGAAAAAAGCTAGAGCTAACATCATTGGTGCTACATGTTCACTTACAATCTTAACTTCTTTTTCAACATTAAATTCAAATTGAACATCCTCTACTGTCTGTATCTTTTTCTTCCTTAATGATTCTAAAACAGTTTTTTCTTGTCTAGTAAATTCTCTTATAATTTGATTCTGAAAAGGTATCTCTTGTTTATTTGTTAAAGCAATCTTTGACCTCCATCTAGCTTCTAAATCTTTTTCAACTAAAGATACTTTACTAACTTGTTTTAGTTGTTTTTTTTTTGATATTTTAGATAGTTTATCTAGAATATTTTTATCTTTCATTGCTAGTTGTTTCAGCCTTTCTATGTCTAACTGTTTTCTACTTTTCTTTTTAGGTTTTATGTTCGGTACTATCTTTTTAACAACTTTACTCTTACCAACATTTTCAGTAAATATTTCTCCATCATTTCCTTGTGTTGATCTACCAATCTCATCTCCACCTTCAAATGGTTCTAATCCTTGCATTGCTCTAACTTCATTAGGGCTTAACCATCCATTTCTTATACCACTATCATATCTCTTTAAATCTAATTCAACATCTTCATTTATAGGATTTTCATAATCAAAAAATAATTCATCAGCATTGTCGAATTGAGGTAATAAAAACTCATTCATCATTTCAACAAAATTAATAACTATTGGAACAATAGTAAATTCTAAAAATGCTTTCTTTGTTTGCTCTGCATTAGCATAATTAACATCCTCTGTTATTCCTAATACTGTTTTCGGTACTCCATAAAAAGCAAGTATCTGATCTCTTGATGATTTAAGCAATGAGGAGAAGTCCATATCTTTTTGTGAATATCCAATATCTTTATATTTACCCTTACCGATAATTGCTATCGAATGTTCTTTTTGGTTTCCAGAGCCATGATTCTTTAACCAATTTTCTTTTATTCTATCCCCTTGTTCTGGTGTTAATGCTCCATCCATTTCTAATACTCCATCTGGTCTAGCAGAGTTTCTGAAAAAAGCATAGTTCCAATCCTTTGCTTCAATATCATTTAATATTTCAAGTTGTGAAGCTTTAAGTGGAGATGTAGAAACATAAGGATCTAATGGATCAAATGTTTTAAAATAGATTATATCTTCTGGCTCAAATTTAATAAATGTTCCACCAGGAATTTGGTATTGATAACCAGATATAAACTTTTCTGGGTCTGGTAATACTTTCATGTTAGCAGGATTCAACCAAGGATATATTTCTAATATCTCTTTTCCTGAATCATTCTTTACTAACCACCAAAAAGCTGAACCAGTTATTTGCTGATATGAAAATGTAGTTTGTTTTAAAGCATGAAAAGTCATATATGGATTCACTCTATCAAGCAAATCTAAAACAGGATGGTTTTCGACTTTCTCGATTTCGCCATCCTTATTCTTTTTATATAAATTAATATCAATACTCGCCGCTTCTTGTGCTATCTTATTTACACAAGCATAAACCCAACCATTCTTCTGATATAATCCCATTAGATCCAACGCTGTGGATGTTAGAACGGGTGTCTTATAAGTAGCACTAGCTGAAAAAGGTATTAAATCTTTTTTAGGCTCACTATTATTACTAGGTTTCTTATCTGTAAAAACCTGATTGAAAAATTCTCTAAATTTATTTGGCATATTTAATGAGGAGTTAATTATGTAATTCCTCATCAGCAGCGAATTATCTTTAGTTATATTGTAATTATTTTTTTTACACTTGTCAAGCTATTTTCTTTTTAGATCCATTCTCTTTGATCTGATAATGGTAATCATTTCTTTAGGTAATCCATCTTCTATATCAATTTCAAGTTTACCATAAGGAATATCCCTTAATACAACATCTAAATAAGCGTGGAAATCTTCTACTGTTTCTTCTCTTGATTTTTTTTCAAATCCCATATTAGTTCTTTTAATTGATTAACACTATGTTTTATGTCCCATTTTTCTTCTATCTCTTTTAATCTTAAATCTGATTCTTTCTGTCTCTCAACTGGGTCTTTATATTTAGCTAAATCATCAGCAGTTTCAACTACTGGTAGTCCTAAAGCCCATGAAATAAGAGTTTTATTGGTGCTTTTATATTTAAAATTTCTCTTAATTGATCTCGGATTTATAGCAAAATCAGCACTTCTTATATTCATGTGGGCTGTTTCATTGTTCCATATTACATTCTCTATCTCTACACCAAAGTTATTAACAGGATTAAACTCTGCTTCTGATACTACTAATAGTTTATATCCATTGGCTTTTAATGAGGGTAATACTTGTCTTAATACCTCATCAGCATTACCAGAATATCCAAACCAGACAACTGTTTTTGCTTCCTTTTTATGCGTTCTTGGTTTAGGTAACATCCTAGTATTAACTCGATCTGGAACAAAGACAACGGGGCAATCAACTATTTTTTCTATATATTCTTTTAATGGTTCTGATGAAGTGGTAATAGCATCCACCAAGAGTGAAATCTCTTTTAAGTTTATTTGATTGTGCATCCAATCTGGGTCGCACATATCTAGAATTTTTACGCCTTTAAAATCCTCCATAAAGAAATTCCAATAAACCTTTTGAAATATCATAGCATCATAAAGACCTCCATTGTGCCATAATTCTGCATCTTCCCACGCATCCACTAACCAATCTCCCCTAATAACAGATGAACCAATAGATCCTTTAGCTCTCCCATGTTTTATCTGATAGGTTAATATTCCTGTTTTCATAGTTTTTTAAATTTATTATTAGATGTTCTTACTTGTCTTAATAACATTGGTTTATATCCTTTCTTTTCACTAGAAGATATAATACTTGCTAAATCTTTAGGATAGCATTTACCACCAAACCCTCTATTCTCTTTAAAAACTGATGTGTGCATATTACAAACCCTTGGGTCTTCTATAAAGCATTCTCTCAATTCGTTATAGTCAACATCAAATCCTTTTGCTATCTCATAAAACTCATTACAGAATGTAACCTTTGTGGCAAAAAAACAGTTTTCCATATATTTAGTAAGCTCTGCTGTTTCACTACTAACTTGAATATATCTTACTGTTGGTCCTAACTGCTCTTGGAATATATCTACTATCTCTTTAGTATCTTCTTTGTCTCCTCCAAATATTTGAAATGGATGTTTTCTGGGGTCTGTTGGATCTAAATATTTATCTGGTATATAATACTTACTTTCTCCAACATATTCAGGAGATACACAAATACGCTTCTTATACTTCTTTTTTAGATAGGTGGTGGTACTAGGTGGAACAGCACTTTTAATCAGAATAAGGGGTGTTTCTAACCATTTAAGCACATCTTCTATGGCTGATAGATCTGTCTTACCATTTTTTCCTTCTGGTGTTGGAACACAAATAATACCTAAATCACATTTATTAATATCTTCTTTATTATCACTAAAACCTACCTTGTCATAAATATAAGCATTATCAAATATCTTATTATAAGCCATACCTACTACACCATAACCAATTATTGCAACTTCCATAATTATTCTTTTATTACTTCTTGTTTAGCAGCCCAATATACAACTGCAAATGGGAAAAATACTAATACCCAAAATATTAGATATGCTGGACTTCCTTTAAATCTTTTCATAATCTATTTTTAATACTTCTTTAATAAATTTAAGCCAATCTTGTGCAAACCTTTCTCTAGTAAATGTTTCTTGGGCCATTTTCTTTCCTGCTTGTCCGATAGCTAAACACTCTTTATATTTATTCTCTAATAAATCTTCTAGTATTTCAGCAATTTCAAAAGGATTATTAGGAACAATTATACAATTCTCTCTATCTTTAAAAAACTTATCTTGATCGTGGCAACCATTAACTTGAACAACACAACATCCAGATAACATTGCTTCTGTTCTGGCTCTATTCATTGGTGTCCTAATTGAAGTATCAAGATAGATTAAAGACCTTCCTAAATAATCACGATAACATTCAAAAGATTTATCTGTCTGAACATTCTTTTTAGCCCATAATACAGTTCTGCCATGTTCATCTCTCATTATTGAAATAACTCTATCCATTACATCTCTATTATAATATTTATCACAACCTGCTGGACTTAAAGCTGTAAAAGCACGAGGTTCTTTTGGTAAATCAAAATATTCTTCTTTATTCATTCCGTGGATAATAGGATAACCCCATCCCCATTCACTTTCAGATGATGCAGTATGACTATTAGTAATCATTGGCGTATCTCCTAATAATTCTTTAATTATTCTTTTACATTCATTTTCTGCATCATTAAAATTCATACCATGTGCTTTCAGATGTTCTGGATATACAGGTGTAGCATGATTAATAACTACCTTTGGAATATCTTGTACTGTATCAAACAATTCCTTAAAAACATGTGTCTTACCTAATAATGGATTTGTTATTTGTTGATCTACATTAAGAATAGCAAAATCATAAATCCCAGGCTCATAGCCACAAACAAATGTAGCATTTTCTGGTATAGGTCTAGCTGATAAGAAGTTATTGCTTTTCCATTCTCTAGCGTGGTTATAACAAACATAGAAGTCTGCATATTCCTTTAAGGCATTAAACAAATCGTAGTAGTGCATAACGTGATCAGTGCCATGTGGTTACAAAAACGCGAAGTTTGCGCTTTGCTCCCACATGGCTATCCTTTCTTTTTTTCATAATTATTAAATTTTATTGATAAATGATTCCAATTTTTACTATCAAGGTTTCTACACTTAATGCTACAATACTTTGTTTTTTCCCATATTTTATCGCTTGATTTATACTCCTTGTCAAATTTAGAGAATTGTTTTTTACAACACTTACAAACCTTAAATTGTTTTTTGTTTTTGACATGTTTTTCTTTATTGTATTTCTCTAAACCTGAACCACTATACTCTAATTTATGATGACTGGAATTTGTACATAGCGATAGATTAACAAGTCTATTATCATCTTTTACTCTGTTAATGTGGTGTACTTGTTCTCCTTTCATTAACTTTCTTCCGATCTTTTTTTCCATTATTATACAATGTTCTCTTCTCCATAATCCAGGTTTTATTTTAATTCTTATATAACCAGTTTCTTTCTCTGTAATTTTTGTTCCTATTGGAACTCTATAAATTGTTTTAGGCATAATTTTATTATTAATAGTTATACCTAAATATTATACTAATATTCTTTACTAGTCAACATATACTTTTAGTTTTCTATTCATATATTTTGCTTAATAAAAATTTAGCTTTCCATATCTCACTCTTATTCTTATTTTTTCTTGAACTTAATATCTCTTTACATTTTACACTCTTATCTTGGTTCATTTTGAATCCTTGAGCATTAAATCTAGTTCTAGTTTCTTGGCTTAAACCACCATACATATTAAGTCTTTCATTAAACATTCCAGCTTTGAAGAAGTCTTTCTTTCTTATCCATGCAAAGTTCTCAATAAATGCTTTCTTTGTAGATTCTTTACCCTTAATAACCTTTACACCAAAGTCAAAGTGGTTATTCTTACATTTAGATATATGTTCTAGTGCATCAGGTTCAAGTGCATATCTATCATCTAAAAATAGAAGTACCTCACCTAGTGCTTCACATGCTCCCATGTTCCTAGCTTGAGCCAATCCATAGTAGTCATTAGCATTGCCAGTATTCATATAAATAACTGGTGTCTTAAGGTGTTTCTTTATCTCTTCACATACTTTCTTTGTCTTACCTCCATCATCACCATCTTCAACTATAATAATCTCTTTAGCAGGATAAGTTTGACTATCAATAGATTCAATTATGTCATATAGCTTTTCTGCTCTATCAAATGTTGGGATAATAACAGAGATAACAGGATTATCTTTGAATACAGTCTTGTAATAAACCTTTGCATAATCTCTAGCCATCTTTGATTCACTATAGTTCTTTATAGTCTCCCAAGCATTCTTTCTAATCTTTTCTCTTAACTTCTTATCTTCCATGACAAGTTGAAGCTTCTCTTCAAAGTTTTCTTCATTAAAGAATACTCCATTCACTCCATCTTTAATCAAATCTCTAGCCATACCCTGTTCTGTAGCTAAAATAGGAACTCCACTCGCCATTGCTTCTAGTAAAGGTAATGTTCCTGATTCTTTTTCACCAGTAGAATACATGACAAAACACATCATATCTTCATATAAGTCGTCTTTAAACGATGCTGAAGCCATTTCAGCCCTGCAAGTACCACCATTAAACTCTAATCTATCCCTTGGTATCTCTTCCCAATACTTAACATCATCAATATATCCTGATCCAACTACATTATATTCGAACTTATTAGCTGCTTCACATATCTCTTTTAGGCATTTCCAAGGTACTACTCTACCGATATACCCTATATTCTTGTTTTCTGTTAGCTCATCAATGTAAGCAAACCTATCTAAATCAATTCCATGAGGTATTTTAAACACATTTTCGTGTATCTTACTTAACTTATCTACTCCCCATTGTGTCATTTCATTCAAAGAGTTAAAGTCTTCCCAAGTGTCCTTGTTTAAACAATGATGGTTGTGATGAGTTAATAGGCTTGTCTGCTTTCTTAAATGAGGGAAGTAATCAAACATCTTTAGCGAACTGTTCCAATATTGTCCATGCCAAAGATCAACTCCTTTAACATCTATCGCATCTTTTAAAGGAATTAATGATTCTCCAACTCCCCTAGGATGTACTGGAACTTTAATAAAATTAAACCTATTCTTGTTGTGCTTGATAATGGCATCAGTTAGGTTTCCAATAGCCCAACCTTCCACGTCATTTGTTATTAGAATACGCATATTATTTTAAATTATTTATTAAATACTCATGTTTCACTGGTGTTATTAATACTCTCATAATGTTATTAAATAATTTTTAGCTATTCTTTCCATAAAATCTGTCTCACAATTATCAAAGTATTTCTCGTGATGATGACAAAAAGTTCCACCATGACTATCACTACCTACATTTACTGTATGCTTATCTGGATAGATTGGTCTAAATGGTTCACTCAAGAAAATAACCTTTTTAGCTACCCTCTTTAGTTCATCTCTTACTTTATCAATATCATAGTAAGCAATATGGCATAAACACTCACTTGTATATACTAAATCGAACTCATTGTCCTTATATGGTAATCCTTCTACTATATTTACCTTTCTTAACTCTGCTTTAGGGCATCTTTCTTGCAAAATATCCAAAGCTTCTCGGCTTATATCACATCCTTCTATGTGTCTTTTAGGAAAATGCTTGAATAAAGGCTCTAATATCCTGCCATTATTACAACCAACTTCAAGTGCTGTCTTAAAATTAATCTTCTTTAATGCGTCTAATGCGAACTTTCTTTGTATAACATAAGGATTTTTGCCAGATTGTTTCAATCTTCTATCAAGATCAATAGCATATTCGCCACCTGTTTTCTCCCATGTTTCTGTGTTTGTTATTTTTCCCATTACTTTTTTATTTTTAATAATATATTAAAGCTGTTTTCTTGATTCTTCTCTTTCCATAGCTTAACTAAATCAAACTTATCTTTATCTAATGACTTATCAATGTCTTTCTCATCAAAAGAGTATATATCACATTCTGTAATCAATCCTTTACTTAAGGTTAGAAGCATATATCCCCTTGAGTGCATTATTCTATACCATTCGTCTAGTGTATCTTTTAACAAGTAAGCATGATCTAAACTATTGCTATAAAGAAAGTCAAACTTATCCTCCCACTCATCAGGTAATTCATTAAAGTCTAATTGATGAAACTTTAAACCATCATCTCCTTTAGCAGTCTTAACTAATTCGCTTAATTCAACTCCATGTATTTCTGCTTCGCAATAAAATCTATTCTTTTTAAATTCAAAACATTCAGCACCATTTTTTACTCCCATACAAACTATCCTTTTTAGTTTTGGTAATTTTTCTCCTGCTGTGTTTGCTATTTTCTTAAACATTTCTAATCTATCTGGTTGTTCTAAAAAAGTACCTTGCTTTGATTTAACTCTAGCAAGTTGTGATTCTATATATTCGTCGTACGAAACTAAATTATATCTTTTCATATAATCAATAGCATATTCGCCACCTGTTTTCTCCCATGTTGCTGTATTTGTTATTTCTCCCATATTATTCTTTTATCTTATTGATTTTTTCTTCAAGAAATTCTTTTGTCTCATCAAAAGATGGGTTTATATTTATTCTTTGACAGTTATTGTTTGTCTCCTCTTCAAATTTATCCAACTTATATAACATCTCATCAAGGCATTTCTCTATTGATTGTTTTATGAAGTCTTTAGTTTCCTTCTCTGAATCGTATTTTTTACCATGCAAAGCTCTATAACCAATATCAGCTATTAGCTTATCAAACTCCTCAAGTATTTTGCTTATGTTATTTGTCATCTTTTTTTTATTAATCATCTAAATTAAAAGGTTTATAAATTTTCCTACATCTTTTTGATATAGTATTTAAATAAATCCGTGTAAGGTTTGAATATACAGTTTCTCCATTATTAACATCTTTAGCTTGTTTTATAATCTTTTCCAATGTACTAATTCCAATTTCAGCAAACATCATACTTATAGTATCTTTCTTATTACCATAACCAGTCATTTTAAGAATACAGAATAAATCCATGAAGCCACCAAACAAGTATCTTTTTAGAGTATAAATAAAATAACTATTAAAAATCTTCATAGTATTCCTTCAAAATTATTCCAGTTGTTATACCCCATCTGATCTTCTGTCATATTCTTTACCTTATCTCTTACAAATTTAGGATGATCGTCTAATGATAAAGGCTTATAAGTAGCTCCAGTCTTCTTTAATCTACTAGCAGACATCTCACAAAACTTCTTTAAAGCTTCTTCTTTAGTCTTACCCCAAGTTGCACCAAACCCTGCTTTATCTCTAGAATGACTGAATCTCAAGAACTGTTCACCTGTTATCTTCTTATCCTTGAAGAAGTTATCATAATTCCAGCAATCTACACCAGTTGATCTAACTACACTAGGATCTATTGACCTTCCTTTAGGTAATCCTAACTCATCATCAAACTCGTCTCTATGAATAGGGTATCCCCAAGCTGTATTCTCTGTTGTTGATGGGCCATAGCCTACTGTATCTCCTAACATCTTCTTATTCAAAATGAATGGTAGATGAACCTTCTGATAAGCTCTATCTTTATTCATTATTGTATATTTCATAAAAGAACATGCTAACCAACCCTCTTCTAAATACTTCTCGAGCTGTGTTCTCATATTCTTAATATCGTTCTCATGGAATACATAATCACAATCAGTCTTCATTACCCAATCACCAGTACATAGTGAATAGCCTAGATTATTGTGCCTACTTATCTCATCCCAACTAAAATTATAAGGCCATTCAAGATAAGCCCATTTTAATTCCTTTCCATGTGGTACATCTATGTTCTGTAATAACCTCAAGTCTGTTTCAGAACCATAAATGACTATTACTTCATCAGCCAATGCCAAGAATGATTCAATAGATTCTTTCCATGCGTATTGCCAGTAGTCTGGATTAGTTATTGTTGTGTGTATGCTTAATTTCATCTTTTTATAGCTTTAATTATAAATCCTGTTACATTTGAATCTCCTCCAACGTGCATTCCATCTGACTTATAGAAATCTCTTAACTTTTCAGGGTCTTTTGCTACTCTATCCATAATCATTTCTATCTCAAATCCAGCATTTTCTAGTAATTTAATAGCTCCCATCCTTGTATATCGTAGATAATCATTCTTAACAGGCTTATGGATACAATAAACAAAAGGGAAAGATATGTATAGTTCTCCACCTTTCCTTAAAAACCCACATACAATACTTAAAGCATTAACAGGATCGTATATATATTCCATTACTTCTAGGCAGAATGCTATGTCAAAAGTCTCATATAAATCTTTTCTAATGCCACTCTTCTCATTTATATCCCACACTATATCTGATTTTTCTCCCTCATGAGGAACTTCTAAATCTAATGTTATATATTCTTTTACATCCCAACCTTTTGTTCTATCAAATACTTTTTTTTGACTAGAACCAATATCAAGAACACTATCTGCTTTAATTTCAAGCCTAGCAATAAAGTCTGTTAATTGTTCACTATAATAACTCATAATTTTTAAAATTGCGGGGGATTTGCAATACAGCTGGGGTCAGGTAACTCCCATTTCATGTGATTCCCCCTAAAGAACTAATTTTTTGAATACCTCCATATACTCGTCTGCCATCACTTGGATGGTCTTAACTCCATTCAGATTCTTTTTGTACAGTTCAAGACTGCCACCTTCGGAGTTAAGATATAGAGGTTTCATTCCACAAGCCATAGCCTCTAACAAAGTGTTAGGGTATGCCTCACAGAATGAAGGATACAATAAATAATCGCACTTTCTCATTAATTCAGCCACTTCTTTTGGCTCATTCTTTATACCAACATATTCAATATCAGCAGGAATAGGTAAATCCCAGTCATATTCTGGGTGTTCTTTGTAGATTCTAGGCGCATCACCAGCAATTATAAGCTTAATTCCATTGTTTTTACGCCATTCCATGTCAAATCTATACAATGCTTCATCAAATCGCTTGTTAGGATTATCGTTATAATTGATGTATAAATAGGTCTTTTCGCCTGTTTCTCTACCTTTTTCATTGAATATAGATGTATCTACGCCATTGTTAATAATATATTCTTTCTTATTGTCTATAAAATAACCAGCATAATACTTACACCATTCTCCTTGATATATAACAGCGTCAGCTAGGTTACCAAACTCTTTTAATCTAGCAACAGGAGACTGTCTTTTATTCCTTGATTTTCTAGGTATATTATCAACCCTTAAAACAAGCTTCTTACCAGATGAAAGAGCATTATAAATCTCTCCTTTGTCTATTGTGGTTATACCGAATACAAAATATATATCACATTCTTTCCAATTATCAACTATCTCTACTTTCCCTTCTAATCCTTTTAATAAATTACGAAGAAAAGTCCAACCTCCACCAATGCTTGTGTTGCTAAAGTTTGATATATATAATTTAATCTTCATAACTCTTAATAAATTTAAATAATTCTTCTAACTCATCCCACAAACCATACTTTTCTATTTCCCAACTATGTCCCCATAAATGGAAATATTCTGTTTCTGGATCTTTCCAAACTTCTTTAGCTACTTCCAACCAATTCTTTCCATTGTATTCTTTCCTACTAGGATGAACATGTATTGTTGGCTTGATAGCATAATTATCTTTTGGTAGTTTATTATTTAAAACATCAACTGTTCTTGCTTCCCTAAACTTACATTTCTTTACCATTGCTTTTACATCCTCATTATATCTTCCTTTAGGATAGCAAAATGAATCTAGTGTTTGTCTATAAAGACCTCTCCTTAAAACTCTTTTACCTTCTCTGATTTCAGCAATAGCAACTTCTGGTGATACTTTAGATAATTCTACATGTGTATTTGTATGACCACCTATCTCAAATAATCTATCATAGGATAGCTTTGATATTACAGTTGGTTTCATTACTTCTCTTTCTGGATTATTTGGAGCAATAAAGAATGTTCCAGTAAAAGTATATTTTTTTAATAATTCAGCTATTCTTAAATCTAGTGGGTGTCCATCATCCCAACTGGTAGTAAAATAAATATTCCCTATCTTTTTATAGATCATTGTTTTCAATAATTTTTACAACCTCTTGCATATTCTCTCTATCTTCTCTTGACTGTAAATACTTTGTATTCAAATCAAGTGATTTATTTACATATCTATCATAAATATCAGTAGCCTTCTTTTGGTCATCAGTTAACTTATCGTTGCCATAACACTTTGGCTTTTTAACCTTACCTAAATCTTTTAATTTGTTCTCAAATAATAACTCATTAACTCTATGTGCTACACAAGATTTTCTTGCTCCCATTAATGAATCTTTAATTGCTTTCTTAAATCCTTTATCTAACATTTATATATGGTTAATTGTAATGTTTTTTAATCCTTCAATCTTTAAATTATTACCATCTAGCCTATTATTAAACTCTGCCATATCCTTTTCAAAAACTGGAATAAGTTTTTTATCTATCGGTTTCCTAGTTTCTAACTCTCTCATACCTATTAATGCTTTAAGACTATCAGCCTCTAATTCGGCTCTACACATAGCTTTATTTTCCTTCAACCTTCTCTCCTTTGTCTTCTTCATTGAGAATATCATTTTCTTTTAATTTAATTATTAATTTTTCTTTCTTTTCTAAATCAATTAAATGAGCCTTATTACCTTCGGTTAATTCTTTGACTGTCTTTTCCTCTGTCTTTCCAGTCATTTGATTCATGACATTTATTTTGTCATCATCTTTACTCTCTTTTAATTCTTCAAGACGCAATATTGTCATAACCATTTCTTCGTTAAGTTTTAACAACTGCTTGTCTAAAATTTTGTTCTTTACTTTGTTTTCCATTTTTATATATTATTATTTATTAAATCTCGAGCGGGTAAATGTGTATATGATTTTGTAGATATTTTCATGGCTAATACCCATTAATAACCAAGAAATTGTACCTCTTTTTTACAATCCCGCTCAAGATGCAACAAACAATTAATACCTCTAGCCTCCCCTCAAGCGTCCTAGCCAGAGAGGAAAGACCTATCTATTTTACTCCTTCAAAAGAAGAAGCTAGAAATATTAATAAACAAATGGTAAATTAGATTCTCCAAATGTTAAGAAGAAAGCATCTGCATAATCAGGAGATTTACCTGTTCTTTTCTTTAAATCAGCTTTTGGTTCTATCTTCATTAACTTCTCTGTATTAACCTTATACTTAATCCAATTAAGCTGATTAAAGCCATCATCTCTAACTATCTTACCACCTTCTTTTAACCATGTTCTTGCTTTCCATGATACCTCTGCTTTGATATTAGAATACTTATCATTTTCAGTAGCTGAACCACCAACTGATACTCCACTAACAGGATGTCCCATTTCAATAAGTCTGTCTGTAACACCTCTGCCAATTCCTATATCATCTATGAATACATCTTGGGGTGTTATATTATATTCCTTTATCAATCTTACAATCTCTGTAACATTGGTCATTGTATCATTAGACTTGTTTGAACTCTCTATCCATGCACATTTACCATTTCTCAAGACATAAACATTCTTATCTCCACCACCACCTACATCAACTCCTAGTCTTAAGTTATCCCCATCTGTCTTCTTATCAACATATCTATCAATCAGTAAGTCCATAGGAATAAGTGTTCTATAACCTCTAGCATCTATCTCGTCTTCATTAGGGAATTTACACTCATAATAGACCTCCCAATTAGCTTCACCCTTCATTTCTTCCATGAATGTCTCATCAAAACCATGATAACCGTCTTGGCTATCCTGTAAACTATCTAAATAAGTATGTCTTATCTGGTGATACCTGTTAGATATAGAGCTTTTATGGAAGTGATTTCTATAGAAAGGATTACCAATCTTTAACAGAAAGGTATCTTTATACTTACCAGCACCACCAAGCATACGCATAACAGTTGACCATATAGGATCATCAATAAGCCCTGCTTCATCAGCTATAATATTCTTTGCACCAAATCCCATAGCAGCTTCCATTGAGGCTCTACTATTCCTAGCATCTAAAGTAAGTGTCTGAACTCCTCCACCACCTTTGAATGTGATGTGTTTCTTACTCCTTTCTCTTCTTAAACTGTCTAACTTCTCGTTCTTATCTAATAACAACTTGTCAGATAATATAGGGTTTTGTGTAACAAAATCAATAACATAAGCCATGATAATATCAGCTTTCTTTTGTGAAGGTGCTAGTATCGTGAATTTCTCTTTATATATTGCTGCTCTACATGCTACCGCTGCTCCAATAGTTAAACTCTTACCATCCTGTGTTGGAGCTATTACATTAGTTCTGGGATACTTTCTCTTATATATAATATCAAATAATTCTCTAAACCTTGGTGGTATTATCAGGGGCTTGTTCTCCAGTTTGAACAGTATCTCCGCTGCTTTGTACGTCCTTGTCTTCATTACCTAATTCTTTTAATGATTTCAATGCCTCTTCCACCCTATCATCCTGTATAGTGCTTTCGATCTTATCTGGGTATATCTTCTTAAAAAACTCTAGCATTACCTTTTCATTACCTTCCATAGCCTTTAACAGTAACCTTGTCTTTATTGAGAACTTTCCTGATTCTATCTGTTTAATTAGGTCTTCTTCATCCTGATCCTCAAAAAACATTTTAGCCAAAAACTCTGCATCCATCTTTTCTTGATACATTGATTTCCTTCCACTTTTTCCTTTCACTCCATGAAAATTCTCTGGTACTGATCCCATAGTATTATTACTTACTTAATTACCTAACTTTAGCCAAGTCTATGTGTCGTAAAATTAACACATATTCCTTAATTCATCACTCTTTACTGTCAGCATCTTCTTAAGGCTTCTGATTGATTCCATTACTGCCTTGTATATATATTTTGCCTGTTCTAGTTCTTTGTATTGATCTGTTTGTTTAATCTTATTATCAGCCTGTTTGTCAGAATCTGTTAGTTCTCTTATTTCATCCCATTTAAAGCTGTATGCCTGTTCTTTCTCTATGATATGTTTGCCTACTACATCTATTCTGGCTGAAAGTAAACATAGATACTCTGATAATTGAGCTGGAGTTAATATGGACAACTTCTCCACATCCCTTAATTCAACTATTATTTCACTTATATTCATAAAAAAACAACGCTAAAATTGCGTTGGATTAGATTATTAATCTTTTGTTTCCTCTCTTCATGTACTTATTCTATCATATAGAAATAGTTTGTCAACTCTATTCTTACGTTTTACGACGCATAAGGTATTCCCCTCTATACTCTTATTGTATTATATAAGCGTTAAAAAGATTTTTTTATGTATTAATAAGATTCGATTTATCAAGTTATCAACAAGTAAGAGACCTAGTTGTCAGGGGACGACATTGCTAGGTTTTATATCTGGCGACAACCTGTCCTTAACGCATACTCGGAATTAAGTTAGATTGGCTTGATTTAGATTATCCAGTAAAATCAAGGGTAAAACTGGCCTTATTAAATTGTAGCGAATACAAAAGAGGTCCACATTCCCGAAGACCTCTTGTGTACACTGAATAAATTTAAATGTATTGCTGTGAAGGAATGTACTTACATGATAGACTACTTTTTTATATCTGTCAAGTAGTTAGAATAAATTCTTTTGTTTCTGTTTTCCCATAGCACAATCTAACACATGCTTTCCTACTTCTGGCTCAACACAATTTCTTAAAACTTGCCTTTTGTTTTTCAGTTTATAATTTGACAAATCAAACCCATATTTCTCTTGCAAGTCTGGTATTTGTGCTGTTCTGATATTGTCTTTCTTGAATTCTCTAATTGGTATTTCAAAGTTTGACCAGAATAAATGCCTTTGCAATATGACTGATGGTCCAATCAATGTCTTATAATATGGTTTTACATTTTCTACAACCCACTTACAGTCAGCGTGATGCTGTAGGAATAATATCTCTTGATACAGTGTCATATCTGGATAAACCGGTTCTGTACCACGATACCTAACACAAATATTTTTTCTAAAACTTGAGTGACTTTGGCAAGGTGGGCTACTCCAAATAAAATCAAACTCCTTGTAGTGTTCTAATATGTATTGATGAGCGTCTGCAACAATGACTTTATCTTTTGGAAATAGATCACTATATATTTTTGCTATATCTGGATCATTTTCAATAGCAGTCACTTGATATTTGTTTCCCCAGGGCTTTCTATTACCGCCTATCCCTGAATAAGCATTTAAGATACGCATATTTTTTTATTTTTATAATAGTTTCTTAAATATTTCTTTTTTTCTTCAACCCACTTTTTATCTTTTCTTTTTTTCTTCCACATAATTAAACTACATTTAATACAAATATTTGATGGTGTTAATCCTTTCCTTTGATAAAATTTATCCAAGGGCAATATTTTTTTACAATCTTTACATGGCTTTAATATCCATTTGTTATTTTTTCTTATCCAACCAGCATGTATTTTTAAATGGTCAGACTTATTTAATAATTCTAAATTAGATAATTTATAATTTCTTTTATTAAAATCTTTATGATGTATATCATATCCTTTTAGTTTTTCTCCATTAGCTTTTTCCCATATATAAATATGTAATTTAATAGATTTCATATTTATCCAAATATTTGCATATCCTTTTTTGTCATACCAAATACCAAAACCATCATAAGTTTCACCGTTTGTTCCTTTTATAAATTGTCCTTTTTTATTTCTTTCCATATATTAATATTATCAAATCTATGTTATAAAGTCAAATATCATAAAGATTGAGTATTTTCATTTGATTATTCATTAAATTTTAATATCTCACTACCTCTTATTAAAAAGTAGTTCTTTTTTGTTGAACAATAGTCTTTTGCGCTAATATTACCTAATTTTATGTGTCGTAAAATAAAATAGTAATCAGGATTGCCTTTAGAATTAACTATCCAGCCATTGTCTGCTATGTCTTTTGGTTTGTAATACTTGTCCTTTTTTAATTGCATAGTTGTTTATTTGTCCCACAAAACCGTAGTGATAGCACTCTGCCTGTTTAACAGGTTCTAGTTACTACCACTACAAATTTCGAAGGAAAATAACTCTAATCGTCTTTTGATATATTTAATTGAGCTATTTTCTTATTAAATCTCCTGATTGCTTCCTCCTTTTTCAGCGTACTATTTGCTTTCCTCCTTAATCTATTGTATCTTTCCTCTCCTAACTGTTTTATTTTAAAGTCTCTGTACCATCCTTGCTTCTCTCCTTCTGACCTCATATGACAGCCAGTACATAAAGCATCAGCATTATCTTCATCAAACCTTACAGCCCAATTACCTCTTCCCCAAAAATGTGAACATTCAAGTCCTCTAGCTGGTGGGTAGTATTTAGTAGTACATTTCTGACAAGTCCATTTATCTCTATCCCTTATGTATTTACTAAATATTGTATCTTCTTTTAGTATCTTTATTCTCATAATGAATATTGATGTATTTTATTAGTTAATTCGCTGAAGCTATCTGCGTTTATCAGCTCTTTATTAGGTATTTCGTATGTATCTACCTTAAATATGAACGATGTTTTATCAAATCTTATCCTTTTTGTGCCTTTAGGGAGGAAATACTTATCAAGATTCTCCTTCTTTATGAAGCCACAAAACGTCATTTCTAGTGTTCCTTTGTTAATTGATGCGAATACATACATTTCTGTCTCTGATTCTACCTGTGAAGCTACTAAATTATTGATATAATTATTTGTAGGATCAACTGTTCTGCCCATTGTTTTAAGATCTATTGCCATATCGTGAATTATGAAGTCAATACCATTATCACTTCCTAATCCTCCAAGTGGTCTTCCAAATCCTATACCATCAGCCATAACTACTTCTCCTAGTATTCCTGTATATTGTCTCTCTTTATTGCCATCAAAGACACCTCTATTACCAAAATTACATTCATTTACTAACTTCCAGGCGTACTCTTTCTGTTCAGTTGTTATTTCAAGTTTGAACATTTGTCTCTGTAAGTTATTACTTTGTTTTGTTTAGAAAGATTACATTTTAAGCACAATGGTTGTATGTTTTTTATATCATCATACATATACTTTATATGTTTATTTTCTTTTATCCATTCACCCCAAACACTTACTGATACAATATGATCTACAGTTAATATAATATCTGGCTCTCTTGTATTACAGCATGGACAAGTATAATTATATTTTATTTTTAAATCATTCCATTCTCCTAAAGTATGTGTACCACCATATTTCTTAATTAAATTATTACGTTTGTCAACATGTTTTTTATATAATAATTTATTTTCTACATATCTCTTCTTATATTCTTCTTTTCTAGAATGTGTCTTTCTGTATTCTTTTATTCTATTATTTATCTTTTTTCTATTTATCATTTTTGTATTGTTCCCTTGCATATCCACAATAACTAGACTTCTCATAACCAATACAACAAGCATTTAAATTATCTCTGTTCTTACACATGGGGTAGAATCTACATCTACCTAGTAACCAGTTAATAATTCTTTTCATATTTGTTTTAGTTAATTTTTTTAGGCGGTGTTTTTTTATACTGGAACACCATAACCAGTAAAGAACATGCCCGTTACCCTGGGCTGGGAGATTTAATCACCTTCCTTTCTTACTGTAAGCCAGTTTGTTACACTTCGGGCAGATGGCAACTTTCTTGTTTCCGTAACCAGTTACAGTTACGGTTACATCCTTCCTGCAAGTTATACACTCACATTTTCTCTGGTGGAGATGTCTCATCTTTCTGAAAGCTTCAAGTCCATGCTTCTTCTTGTCGAATGTTCCTGCATAGCACATATCCAATGCCTCCTTCTTGTTCTATTGAGTACCGTACTCTAATTATACCATAGTTGGTTATCGACATTCCCACCATGTGGGGTGTCGTGGATATAACTTTCTGAAACACTTTAGGTTATCTTCTGGGCTGAAAACGTCACCTGTGCAGTAGTTTTCCCAAGTACCGTCAAGAAATTGAAAAATTCCTTTAGCTGAAGAATTTGGATTTTCTGCAAAATTATTTCCCTTACTCTCACACATCATTATCCTATATTCTGTATCTGTTAATGTATCTTCCCAACTTTCTCCACAAGAAACAACATTTAACGAGCAGGTCATTGTGTCTATCTGTTCAACAAACTCTGGTACTTCTACAGGTTGCATCATGAATATTAGATTAAATAGTAGGATTAGCATGTTATTTTATTCTTTTATTTAATTATCATCTTCTTCTTCTTCATAACTAAACTTTGCTAGAACACCAGCTACACATGAACTTTCTATCTTTTCTTTGTTGGGTGTAATTTCATAACTTCTATGTACTCCTACAATTTCGCCATCTTCATTATAAATTGGTTTTTCTTTCATACCTTTATTGTTAATTTATTATAACTCCCCAACATCTTTCAATATTCTTTTAGCATTTTCAATAGTTTCCTTTGAATATAATTCTGTCTTATCTAAATCTAATTCAATGCCAGTTATTCCTTCAACAACTCCTTTATCAAATTCAGGTATTTTAGATATTTCAATCCATTGTTTTCTGGTTACTTTTTTCCATTCATCTGACCAAGATTCTTCGTTTAGTTCTAATTTTAAATCTTCTAATATTTTTCTTAATTCACCTAAAATTTCATCATATCTTTCTTCTGAAACTTTTTTATTAAAAGCCATATGGTTTTTCTGATAACCAATTCCTTTACTTTTATGTCTTCCTTCTCCAAGACAAAATATCATTTTTTCTGACATTCTTAATCCTTTAGAGTAATAGCAGTAATAGCAGGAATCGCAGGAATAGCAGGAATCGCAGTAATTGCAGTAATAGCAGTAATTGCAGTAATTGCAGGAATAGCAGGAATTGCAATCTTTTAAATTTTCTGAATTTTCGTTTGTGTCTTTCATTTTTTTTATTGTTTAATAATTTGTATATAAAATAATTAATGCTACCGAAATAACTACTGCCCAGAATAATACTATTAAGGCTATTACGAATAATGCGTTAAAAAAGTATTTCCAATTCATATTATTTTTATTAATCATCTCATCCCGTTACCATAAACTTATCGTGATATGAGTATGGTAACCAAGGAAATGACTAGAAGGGTAGAGGATCATCAGGATCTTCTCCATGAACATCCTCTTGCATAACTTTCTTATCTTCTGCTGTAGGTTGCTCCATTGGTTCGAGATTATGTAACCAATTAGCCTCATCTATGATAAACTTCCTTCTTGCTATCTCGTCTTCCATCTCTGGGTGCAGTTTAACTAATACTCTATATAATGTTACTGCATTAGTTTTAGCATTACCCCATGACTGACCATCAGAGTTCTGTTTTCTAGCCTCTTCAAATTTATCTGGTACATCTTTTGCTTCAACAAATGGTGGTATGTCTTCACTTTCTTTATCACTAGCTTTTTCGAAGATTGTAATGTTCTTATATACTTGATCTCCATTCGGTGTCTCATAATAAGTTACCTTACAAGTGCTGTTGTCCTTAATGCCTAAATCTCTAAATGTTCTTAAAGCTTCTGTCTCTGTTGGTTTTTGATACTCTTTGTCGAAGAATGAATACCACTCTCCTTCGTGATCTCTAATTGAATGCCTACCATCTTTTGAGTTCCAACTTGCGACCGTAATAACTTTTTGGATGTAATTTTTTTCTTTTTTCATGGGTTTATTTAATTATCTTATTAATTTCTTCAAGGGTTAATTCTGCTAACCATCTCTCATAACTATCAGGCATATCATCATCTGTTCCATGATAGTCTTTTCCAAAAGCTTCCATTAATTGTTCGTTGTTAGCCTCTATTTTATTTTCTATGCTCATACATTTAAATTATTGATTTATTAAATATTTGATCTTGGCAATAGCTATCTGACTTATTGTATAATTCTTCCATACATTCGTTGCATACTTCTTCTGAAGGGTCTTTAGGTTTACTACATTCTATACAGATACGCATATTTATCTCGTTTTGTTTTATTTGGTCTAATGTTAATTGGTTCATAATACTTGTATTAATAATATAACAGCAATTAAAGTTGTTGCTAAACCTAGAGTGCCGATACATACTTTTAGTACGTCTCTCACATCATTAATAGTATCTAGATAAGCCATTGATCTTAATTTTGCCTTTAGTTGTCTCTTGTTCATAATTTTGTTTAAATTAATTGTCTTGTTTCTTATGTTTATATACTACCATACTTTTCAAGACTAATCAAGACCTTCATGTGGATAACTTTAATAAAACAAAAGAAAACCGCTAATACTAGCGGAATTCTTTTACGACTGATTTAATTTATTTCTTCTTTTTAATGTCTCTGTAACCTTTAATGGCATTGGATAGATTGTAAACTCCAATAGTTCCACCTAGAACTGTTAGGACTTCCCATCCAATAGCTTTGTCGAATACCCAGAAATCTAGGCATACAATAATTACGAATAGCAAAGTTAAAATAAACTTTCTACTAAATAACTTACTCATAATATTTAAAATTACTTATTATCTGGAATTTTACGAGCATCCTCTTCTGTTGCTCCTACTGATAGAAGATTAACTAGAGCTTCTGTTGGTTTTATCTTTGTTTTCTTGCCATCTCTTATAATATATGTCTTCCCTTTAGAAAACATAAATACTACTTTCCCGTCCATTATGTCTTGAAACTTTTGTTTTTGCCCTTTAACGAGCTTATCTATGATATTCATAGGTGGTTTTAAATAATTATATATTGAATCGTATTTGTTAGCTATTTGTATGTGAAAATGTAGATGTGGACCAGTAGATATACCAGAGCCATACCCTCCACTTTTTCCACCAGATAGAGCAATTATCTCTCCTTCTGACACATATTGTCCTATTCCTACCATGATACGGCTTAAATGGGCATTGTAAGAGTAAATTTGGCTGTTGTGGCGTATCTTTACTACATTACCAGACATGGAACCATCCCAGCCTGATTTGACCACCTGACCGTCTGCTACGGCTTTAACTGGAGTTCCAACATTACAAACAAAATCATCTCCTCTATGTCTAACGCCATAGAAAGTCCATTGACCATTTCGGTAGCCATATCCTTTTAAATTTTTTTCATCAATCGGTAGTATCATATCGGGTGGTACATCTTTAAATATATCCAAAAATGGCATATATTGTTATTAATTATTAGATAGGCAAAGCGAGTGCAACAATAGCCAATAATACAGCAACCAGTATAGTTCCAACCATACCATAAACAATTTTTTCTACAACCTTACTAGCAAACTTCTTATCAGCCTTTTCTACGAATATTTTAACACTATCTTTAATTTCGTCAACTGACTTATTAATCTGTTTAACATGAACCTCAACAGAAGTAACCCTTCTTTCATTTTCTATCTTATCTTTCATAATCATTTGATTTAATTCTTTGTGTATCTCTTGACACTTATCTTCATTAGATTTCATAAGCAAAGTCTATTCCTATTCTTGTATTCGCACCAATCGGAAAAACTGCATTATCATATCTCTTTATAGAAACTTTAGTAGTACCACTATTATAGAATAAACCTTGTAAAAAAGTTATTCCAACCATACAAGAACCACAAGCACTTTCTCCACTAGTTGCATCTTTAAAAACTATCGGAACAGTAAACTGAATATAATCTTCAGCTATTCCATTTGTTTCTCCAATAGAATAAAGTCTTATAAAGCAAGTTCTACCAACTATTGAATAAAAAGCCTTATAAGTAATTCCTATATATCCCATACTAGCACCAGAATTAAATGCAGGTGTCCATGTATCAAGCCAATATCCACCAGTAGAGTATTCAGTTACATTTCCAAGAATATAAACCTCTTTGTTTTCATCAGCTATTATATTATTACCCTCGCCAATCTCTAAATAAGTTATTGAAGCCCCGTCATAAGCTGAAGCAGCAATACCATAATTATTAGTAGCACCAGTTACACTAATTAGATTATCATTAATAGAGACTTCCCTTATATCTGCTCTATAATCTAAAGCTGCTGACATATAAATACCATAAGCATTTGTAGATCCTGTCCCATCAACATATATTCTATTACCAGATATAACAACTTGTTCAATAACACTATTTAAAATATCAGTTCCTTTAAGACATTGTATTTGAATAGCAGCATTATCACTAGCTATATTTCCATTAGCTACAATCTTATTATTTATAATATGAATATTCTTTGTGGTAGCATTTGTTACACCAGTAGCTGAATAACAATAGAACTTTATTATAGAATTAGCATTAGCGGCGGTACTATAAAAATAACAATTCTTAATTAAGTAATTATCATAAGTACCATAATTTAAGTCATGGTTACAGTTAAGCATGTGATTAACCTGATCTGAATTAAGGTTACAATCTATTAATGAGAAATTTTCAGAAGTAGATATGTCTATAACGAAACCATTTTGAGTATCTTTTGTTAAAGTAAGACTCTTTACAGTAACATAATCTCCACTATTATAAAGACAATGTGTAGTAGTACCATTTTTAAGAATAGTCTGACTTTTATTCTCTCCCTCTAAAGTAACACCATCTTGAGTATTATCTAGTGTTTCGTTATAAGTACCATTTCTTATAAAAATATGATAGCCATAACCAGTATCTTTTGCTTCGTCTAAAGCCATTTGGATATTATCAAAATCAGCCTCTTCATCAGTTGTAGAGTTGGTATCAACAATTAAGACATTATTAAAAGACCTGTACTTCTCAAGGAAAGTCTCATTACTATCAAAATCATCATGTTTAGCCCTACCTTTAGTGGTAAAAGTTATAGGTCTATCATCTCTATTGTCCCAAAAATTACTCATAATTAAATTTCATAATGGAAATTAACACCAAATCCTCTTCCTGCTCCTAAACCAAAGTTAGCATTGTCATATCTCTTAACCGCTACTAATGTAGCATTACTATTAAAATATAATCCTCCATAGAAAGATCCATCATCTGCCATACACCCACCTGTATTGTAGTATTGGGTTGATTCTTTAAATGCGACAGGAACAGTAAAAGTTATATTGTCCGAAGCAGTACCACCAGTTGTTCCTTGAACAAAAGCATTTATATAACAAGTTCTACCAATAATGGAGAATCTAGCTGTCTCGGTTGTTATTGTTCCAAATGTCATAGTTCCTCCACCAGCCCAATTAGCGATACTTGT